GTTTCGCAATATTACCGTCGAATATCCGGCGTTTATCCGAAAACAGTTTCGTCATAACGCGGCGGCGGCAAAGCTTTGGCTTTTAAGCAAAACCGGATACTGTATTTTAACAGATACCTATCACCCTGAGTTTTTCAGAAAAGCCAGATTTACCGGCCCAATGGACTTTGACACCAGGTTTTTAAACTACTCTGCGGAATTTACGGTTTCATTCAACTGTATGCCGCAAAGGTGGCTGGTATCAGGAAGCTATCCGATGACGCTTACAGCGCCTTATTCCTTAATTAATCAATACTGCCCGGCCCTCCCTCTGATTACCGTTTACGGCAATGGAGCGGGGGCCTTAACTATTGGCGGCAATATTATTCAGATTTCAGAAATCGATGAATACGTGACCCTGGACAGCGATACCCAAAATGCCTATAAGGGAACGGCAAATAAAAACAGCACGATCAGCCTGGCGTCTTTCCCGGTATTACAGCCCGGAAAAACAGGGATCAGCTGGAGCGGCGGGATCACGACGGTTGAAATTACTCCAAGGTGGTGGACTGTATGAATCCTGTTCTATACGAAAGTACGGAAAGCACATTTGAAACAAACGGTTTAGGCGTGCTGTCTGATACGATTTCCTGTCAGGTAGTTGAGGAAAGAAACGGAATCTTTGAGATCACTCTGGAATATCCGTTGACGGGAATCCATTATCAGGAAATCAAACAGCGCCGGATTATTTTTGTAAAGCCAAATCCCTATGAGGATCCCCAGCCGTTTCGGATTTATAGGATTACAAAGCCTTTATCCGGGAAAATCACTGTTTACGCGCAGCACATCAGCTATGACCTTTCCGGGGTTCCGGTTTCCCCTTTTTCCTCCGGCAGCGTAACCGGTGCGCTCTCCGGGTTAAAAACGAACGCCGCCGTAACCAATCCTTTCAGCTTTTGGACGGATAAAACATCAACCGGAGATTTTACCGTTACCGCGCCCACGTCTACGCGGACATTGTTAGGAGGTTCAGACGGTTCTATTTTAGACGTGTTCGGCGGCGAGTACAAATTTGATAGATGGACTGTACGCCTTTATAACAACCGGGGTAAAAATTCCGGGGTATCAATCCGGTACGGAAAAAATCTTATGGACTTACAGCAGGACGAAAATATTTCTAATGTTGTAACCGGGATTTATCCTTATTGGCTGAGCAGCGAAGGAGAGCTCACCGAGCTCCCAGAAAAAATTATAAACGCCCCAGGCACCTATGATTTCACCAGAATTTCGGCAATCGACTTTTCCGGCGATTTTGAGGAAGCGCCCACGGAAGAACAGTTGCGGGACAGAGCCAATGACTATATTTCCTCAAATAATGTGGGCGTTCCTACAGTCAGCATTACAGTGGAATTTCAGCCCTTGGAGCAAACGGAGGAATATAAGGATATCGCTTTATTGGAGCGCGTGAATCTGTGCGATACCGTGAATGTGGAATATTCCGAACTAGGCGTATCCGCAACCGCTAAATGCGTGAAAACTACTTATGACGCGCTGAAAGACAAATACATCAGCATTGAACTGGGGGACGCTAAAACAAATATCGCGGATACCATTATCCAGCAGCAACAGGAAATCAATGAAAAGCCAAGCGTATCATTTTTAGAACAAGCTGTTATCAACGCCACGAATTGGATTACCGGAAACAAGGGCGGTTATGTAATATTCCAGCGCAACGCAGACGGACAGCCCTATGAAATTTTGATTATGGATACCCCGGACATCAACACCGCCACAAAGGTATGGCGCTGGAATAACGGCGGTCTTGGTTATTCTTCCAATGGCTATGAAGGGCCGTTCGCAACCGCTATCACTCAGGACGGCGCGATTGTTGCAAACTTTATTACAACGGGAACACTGCAAGCCAATTTAATTAAATCCGGAATTATACAAAGCCGTGACGGGCGTGCGTATTTCAATTTGGATACGGGACAAATTTCGGCGACGCAGTTAATTGCGCAATCTAACGCTTTCGGGCAATATTCAGCTTATATAGGACAGGCCTCGCTACCGTCTGGGGGTACTGTTTCCGGATTTGTTATAACATTAAATGGAAACCCTATTGCCAATATTGTTGGATCGGATAATATATCGCAGTTAACTTTATATAATGCTCAAACTAATACTTCTTTTGTAGTAGATTTAATGGGGGGTGTTAATGAAGGGACTGTCTGGCTATCTGTAAACGGAGGTAGTGGAATATATTTAACAAAAGACGGTATTCAAATTAACAGTAAAAATGTTTCGTTGTTAGGAGACACATTAAAGTTTTTAAATGCTACAATCACCCCTGCGGATTGCTACAGCGGAAATTTTCCGGCAGGAAGCTATAGGGTCTATGTAAGCAATGGATTAATAACAGACGTGCGATATGATCCATAAGGAGGGATAAAATGATTTACAAACAAATAACGCTAAATCCCTGGGAGCCTCCTCTTGGAGAAATCCGGGTGATTCAGGAGGAAGCGGACGGCAGAGACCTTATTATTAATCTAATAGATGATAACGGCTCGCCTCTTGATTTAACCGGGAAAACGGTATCCGTGTACATACAGAAGCCGGACAATACCATGATCTATAATTCCTGCGAGGTGGAAGGAAACCAGGCGACCGTAACCCTCACCCTTCAAATGATGGCGGTATCCGGCCTTACCAAGCTGTGCGAGCTCCAAATCGTGGACACAGACAACCACACCTTAAAGGTAACCCTTCCCCCTCTGCGAATTGTAAAAAGCAGTTCGGTGGGAGCAGTCGAGAGCACAGACGAATTTTCCAGGCTGGCGGAAGCTCTCAACGAAGCGAACAACGCCACAGGGATCGCCAGTGAAGCCGCAGACAAGGCCAATGAAGCAGCTCAGTCAGCGAACACGGCGGCTCAGGCGGCAAATACTGCGGCACAATCTGCTAATACCGCAGCCGACGCCGCAACTTCAGCAGCGGAATCCGCAAATTCACAGGCAAAGGCGGCCCAGACGCAGGCGGCCTATGCGAAAACTCAAGGCGACTACGCTAAAACCCAGGGGGAAAACGCGGAAGAAATCTATAACCAGTTAAAGGACATTGACGTGGCTTCTCTCCAAGCCGATCTGGACGCGTTGGAAGCAAGCAAAGGGCAGCCTAACGGCCTTGCAACCCTAAACAGCTCCGGCAAGCTGGCTCAAATGCCGTCTGCCTCTGATGTGGGAGCAGTTCCCACCACGCGAACCGTGAACGGTAAGGCGTTATCGTCCAATATTTCTTTGACCGCCTCTGATGTAGGAGCGGTGCCAACCTCCCGCAAGGTGAACGGCAGAGCATTGTCGAGCGATATCAACATAACCTCAGGAGATGTTTTCGCTCAAACCACCACAGTTGAAAACGGAACTAATTTTAATAACCTGAAAAATCCGGGCATCTATGTGCAGTCCTCTAACGCGGAAGTTACAAACAACACTAATATGCCAACAAAAGAAGCTTTTATTATGACTGTATATATGGCTAACTGGAAAGATAATTCAATACAGGTATTCTGTAATTATACCGGTTCGAAGATGTATTGGCGCACCTGGCAGGCTTACGGCGATGTGTGGGGGGCGTGGAGACAAGTAATTGGATCCAATGGCGGCAATGTTACAATAAATAACAGACTTCAGCTCACCGGAACGCAATACCCTCAAATTTACGGAAACGGTACTTCATTGCAATTAGGCGTAGACACTAACGCCGCTGTCGGCGTTGTTTTACAGGGAGGCGTATTCAGGGAAGCGGGCGACGGATCGCTTAATTTAGGAAACGGTTCTCACAGGTGGGCGGTTGTTTATGCCAAAACAGGTTCCATAAACACCTCTGACCGAAACGAGAAAAATACAATTGCCGATATTGATCCGGAACAGGCTGAAAAGCTCATTATGGGATTAAAACCCAGCACGTTCAAATTTAACGACGGCACCAGCGGAAGAACCCACTGGGGGATTATTTCTCAGGACATTGAAGAACTCCTTCCGCAGATCGGAATGACCGACATGGACTTTGCCGGATTCATCAAATCCCCCAAAACGGAGGATTATTACGAAGATGTTTCCGAGACTGTCACAGACGAGGAAACCGGAGAGGAAAAAACTGTAACCCGAAAAGAATTGAAAACCCGCGTTATTGAGGGGGAATATGTTTATGCTTTGCGCTACAGCGAATTTATTGCCCCTTTGATCTGCATGGTACAGAAGCAGCAAAAGCAAATTGAGAATTTAGAGCGGCGTTTATCCGCTTTAGAAAACAAGGAGGAAGCAAAATGAAAATCATTCAAAATTTAGCAGACCCTTCCCGTTACTCCATCAAATGTCCTTATGCTATGACCCCTACCAGGGTAGTGGTTCACAACACCGCCAACGACGCACCGGCGGCGAATGAAATCGCCTATATGATTCGTAACGACAATGAGGTTTCTTTTCATTACGCCGTGGACGATCAGGAGGTAGTTCAGGGCGTGCCGGAAAACCGGAACACCTGGAACGCCGGAGACGGAAATGGCAAAGGCAACCGGGAGGGGATCGCCGTGGAGATCTGCTATTCCCTGTCAGGCGGTGAGAAGTTCACCAAAGCGGAGCAAAACGCCGCTGAGTTTATCGCTTCTATCTTAAAACGCTATGGCTGGGGAATGGACAGAGTAACCAAGCACCAGGATTACAATGGAAAATACTGTCCCCACAGAACCCTTGACCTAGGCTGGGACAGGTTTCTGAAGATGGTGGAGGCTCATTTAAACGGGGACAAGCCCGCGCCCTCCCCTGCTCCAGCTCCCGCGCCCGAGCCAGCGAAAACGGTAGATGTATATTACCGGGTAAGAACCAAGGCGGACGGCTGGCTTCCCGAGGTGAAAAACCTTGAGGATTACGCGGGATTTACCGGAGCCGTCACTGATGTCGCTGTTCGTGTTTCCGCTGGTTCCGTAAAGTACCGGGTACATATTAAGGGCGGCAATTGGCTTCCCTATGTGACCGGCTGCAACATCAACGACGCTGTAAACGGCTACGCGGGAAACGGTTTGGAGATTGACGCTGTTGAAGTGTATTATTACACCCCGGACAGCATCAGGCCGTATAAGAAAGCCAAATATCGGATCGCTCCTGTGGGCGGAAGCTATTATCCCTGGCAGTATGACAATGAAACCGGAAACGGCCAGGACGGCTACGCGGGCGCTTTCGGAAACGCCATCGGAAAGCTTCAGATTGTAATCGAGTAAGGCGGTGGAGCTGATGTCAACAGAAATCATCGTCTCCGTCATTTCTCTGCTGGGAACCATCGTGGGGAGCCTGGGAGGCGTTTTAGTTTCCAGCCGGCTGACCACCTACCGGATTCAAAAACTCGAAGAAAAAGTGGCTAAGCACAATAACCTGATTGAAAGAATGTATAAGGTGGAGGACAGCGCGAAAAGCGCCCATCACCGAATCGACGAGTTAAGGGAGGAACTGAAATGAAAATCAACTGGAAGGTACGGTTTAAAAACCCTGTGTTCTGGTTCAATCTGGCAGCGTCCATTTTTCTGCCCATGCTGGCTTGTCTGGGCTTCAACTGGGAAGATATGACAAGCTGGCAGGCTGTGGGGAACGTGCTCTTACAGGCCGTCCAGAGCCCTGTAATCGTGGTGTCGGTCCTGGTATCCGTATGGAACCTGTTAAACGACCCCACTACAAGCGGCCTAAGCGATTCCAGCCAGGCGCTTTCTTATACCGAACCTAAGAAAAGCGATTGACAGAAAGACAGCCCCCGGGAATTTTCCTGGGGGCTTATATTATTAATTATGGTCTCTTTTGTGGCATTAAACGCTTATATCCATTAGAAGACCTCAAAAACAGCCTTTTTTGTGCGGTTAATTTCTGCTGCGAGGATTCAAGTCCCGTCGCTCGCACCAGCTGTTTAAAGGCTAATAATCCGCATGAATGCTGGGTTTTTGGCTTTTTCTTTTTAGATGTGAAATTACCCTCTGAGCGGATAAAGTCTCCTGTATCGTCCTTACAGGCCAAAAGAACGCGTGTTCCGCAACCGTTTGTTTGTGAAGATGGTTTTTTCGTTCCTCGTTCATTTTTCTTACCCCCTTAGTGGTTTATTATTTTACAATTGCAATCCATTTGCCAGATTTATCCCATGTATAATTCCATTTCACACCGAAAACTTGTAGCACTTCATCAATGGCTTTAATTTCCTTGTCTGCTGAACTATTTCCAAATGGTTTTCCGTCCTGTATGCTCTCTGCTTTCAGTTTTGTTAAGCGTTCCATAATGTCATTGATATTTTTCATTTTCTTTACCTCACTTCCTGAATCTGTAGTTCAATTTCTTGGGGGCAAGGGGGATAATCTATACTATAGCCCGCGGCACCGCTGTTCAATCATGTATCCCGGCCTTGCCGTTTCCCTTGACCTTGTGATTATATTATAATATATTGTACCCAATATATCAATAGGCAATAGTGCTAATGTTGTACCCAATATATTAGTTATTGTGTATATTGTACCCGCTATATAATTGGCGTATAATAATATGGGGTGATATATATGGCAATTACAAAAGCACAACAAAAAGCTACTGCTAAATATATAAAAAATAATTATGACGAAATTAAAACCAGAGTGCCTAAAGGACGCAAGGCAGAAATTCAGGCCCACGCAGAAAAGCAGGGGAAAAGCCTTAATGCTTTTGTGAACGAGGCTATCGATGAAAAGATAGAACGAGACAACGCGGAGGACAACCAATGAACTATATCAAATATCCCTCTATTGAGGTCGGAAATGGCACCCGACACACTCTGAAAAGAGTACCTGAGATGCAAGAGTGCCGCCTTGCCAATAGTATATCGGGGCCTATTGTGCTTTCGAGCCTTTAGGCCCCTAGACTTACAAAAATTTGTTAAGTGAACTCTTTTTCATTATATAACTCCGCCCTCCTTTCCGTTTTCGGTGGGAGGGCTGTTTAAAATAAATGGACATACAGTGGACATAAAATGCTCAAAATCCGCATAAATACTATAAAAATCAAATATTATATTTTGCTTTGGGAGCAGGATGCCGGGGGTTCGAATCCCTTCACTCCGACCAGGAAGGGGTGACGAAATTGTTGTCACCCCGATTTTTTTCAGTATTCATGAGGGTTTCCGGGCTTTTTAGGGCCGATTTTTCAAAATCGCCCCACCGTGGATGTCCAACCCCCAAAAGAGCAAAAACAGCACAAAACCGCCTTCTTGTTACTGCACAGGAAGGCGGTTTTTTCATTTTTTAGACGCCGGCAGAGAAATGATTTTCGATTGTCCGTTCGGGTTGTCCTGGGGTTTGACAGGGGAAGGAGACGCTGGGGTTTGACCGGCAGCCGGGACGGAAGAAAGGATTGAGGAGCCATCCTTTTCTTCAATCGAAACAGACATTTTCCCTTTTTCCCAATTTAAGTGATGGAGAAGTTCAGCGGGGAGAACAATTCTTCCCAGCCCGTCAATCGCGCGACAATACTGCACAGCCATCACCTCCTGAAGATTAGATTTCCAATTCCCGTCTGGTTTGTTCCAGCGGTTCCTAGATAGATTGTAAACCCGGATTCACCGGGCCAGTTTAACAGCCTAAAGGTACATGGGAGAAGTGCGCCCTTTTTTAGAAGCGCCCCGGCAAAGCAGCCGGGGCGCTTTTTCCATTAACGCTTAAGCGGAAAAGAACCCCCGGTTATACCGGGGGGTAGAAAAGCTTTAGCAAAAGAAAAAACCAGCTGATGTAAAA